CGCCAATCGGCTCGACACGTCACCCAAGGCTGTGGTCCCATCGAAACTCACTACGGCGGATCCTCTGGAAATGGAGAATCTGCGAGACGAGCTCAAGGTCGTCTTTGGGTTTCACTACGCATGCATGCCGTTCAACGCCCCTTGGTTTGTGCCAGGAAAGAGCGCTCAGATGTGTGTTTCAGCACTAGAGCGCAAGATCCTCGCTCAGAAACCGGTTGAGGCATACGCGTTAAAGTTGGGAAGGCCCCTGGACGAAGTTCGCTCCGAGATCTTTATGCGCTGGAATCGCGCTATCGGTCCCGTAGTGCGATGCATTCAAACCTGGCAGTTCGATGAGATCATGGCCTCTGATTATGAGGACCAGTTCAATGATCATCTGCGAGCTAACAAGCGCCGCGTTCAATCAGCGGCTGCTGACTTGCAGTACGGACAGCCGAAGGTGGATGGAGTCAAGGCGACGTGCAAGTGGAATGAGAAGCTGTTCAAGCGTGACGATGAAGGCCGTATGGATGTGTGTGCCCGAATCATTACCGCAGCGGATCCACATGTCGTGGCAAATCTCGGCCCAGTGTTCTACGAGGCCATGCTACGACTTAAGCGCGTCTACAGTACCACGGTCGATGAGACTTCGTACATGACCGTGTACTATCGAGGCAAACCCGTGCGTCTTTGGGTTGTCCTCGGCCCTGGCACCGACGTTGAACTAAGCACCGCTATCGCGCACTTCAGACATGGAGTGGAATTTGCCGACTACGACGCTGCTCTTGCGCTCGTGGCCGGTGATGATTCTGCTATCTTTACCGCCTTCAATACTGAAGAGGGAAGGCGGTTTCGCTTCGAGGCAAACGACTTCACTAAGTTTGACTCTTCGCAGACCGAAGAACAATTGGCCGCGGAGATCAAAGTTAATCGTGCTCTTGGCGTTTCAAAGATGGATCAGGAGGTTTGCACGCGCGTTGAAAGCGTGAACTACACGCTCGCTCATGGACATGCGAGTGTGCAGGTATCACATCCTACTCAACGCGCGACCGGACTGAACAACACGACCAGTGGCAACTGCATTACCAATGTCGGTTCCATTGTTGGGCGCTTCCAGAACGCGCCGATTCGTGCTAGTCCAGAACAGATCGTTGAGGCCGCTATGAAACTCGGCTTTCAGATCAAGCACACACAAAACGAGGCGAGCACGCCACTGGAGGCGTGGGAAGGAGCAGTGTTCCTGAAAGCGCGGTTGTCATCGGCCGCGCTCGGAACTTCCGAGGAGCTGGTGTTCAGCCCTCTGCCATCCCGTTTGCTCAAGCTTGGAATCTGTCTGAAGAATCCCCGTGAGATTTACGATTCCATCACCGC